CTTTCAGTAGGAGAAGCAGCACCATCGGACGTTGTGCTGAATACCAAACGACCTGGCATATCATTTGCTCCAGGTGTGCCATCTACAAATGCCTCTATACTTGCAGCCCTACTAATTAGATCAGTGCCATCTGCACCAGCAAAATTTATTTCTCCTAATTGGTCATCATCTTGAACTATAGTAACTCCACCATTTGAGGCACTTCGAGATTTACCAAAAGACAACTTTGCATTGCCATTATCAGCAGAATTTCTAGTAAGTGCAATTCCGCTAGTACCACCTGTTGATTCAATTTGAAATAAACGAGCAGAACTGCCAGCAACTGATCTTGAACTAGACGTTCCAACAAGCAAACGCTGTGAACTATCAACTCTTATAGCTTCACTACCACCAGTTTCAATAGAAACAGTATTAGCAGCAGGAAAACTTACAAAGGTATCTGTATCACCAGCATGAATTACTTTTTCTGCAACGGTCAAA